ATTTAGATACTAATTCATCCGTCATGACAATTTTTACACTATATTGTTAGACGAATGACGCTTCTAATCTGAGAAAGTTTTCTTTTTTTTGCTAGAACAGCGCCACCTTCTCTGCTGCCAGATCCATCGGTATTTCCCTCGATTGTGGATACATACCCATCGTTGTCTGGACCACTGGTAGCAATGCCAATATGAGAGAATGTGAAGATGACAATATCGCCAGCTTGAACATCAGCTTTATGAGGCTTCTTCAATACAACAGAAGAATCTTGATCTCTTGCCCAGTTTTCAAAATCATATGCTCCTGCTGTTTGAGGGCGTTTAAAGGTGTATTCGCCACCTTTCATTGATTCTCTGAATAACCAACAAATAAATGCTGCGCACCACGGCCAAGATTTAGTAGAATCTAACCATGTAGCCGATTTATATTCATTCACTCTAGGTCCACAATTAGAACCATTTACTTCTTCAACGCCGATTTCTTTCTTAGCTAAAGCAACAAGTTTTCCAGATAGCTTACTAGGAGAGCTATCTGGTTTTGCAGAATTGGATTGGGGAATGATTTTTTTAATTATGGCATTCCATGTATTAGGACCATCGATACCATCTTGACCAATACCCAAAGCTTTTTGAATTCTCTTTACTAAAGTTTGTTTTTCTGAAAAGTTCATATTTTTATCAAATGTTAAGAGGAGATGTCGCTTCCAATAAATCTAAATCCGCCGTCGAATGGAGTAATATACAAACCAGAAAATTGATTCAATCTTTCAATTTTTCTATTATACTCTCGGATTAAATGATCATTAAAATCCTCTTTTATAGTGGAAGCGTCAAACATAGACTTAATATCCACTCTGTACCCACTCCACACATCTGGATTTGTAGAGTTTTCAGAGTGTATTTCTGATTGTAAAAGTCTAGGCATACTTTCTTTTACACAAAAATATAGATAAAAATAAAAAAAAGGAAGATGAGGGATTCGAACCCTCGGAAGCTTTCAAACTCCAACACTTTAGCAAAGTGTCCCGATAAACCGCTCTGGCAATCTTCCGAAATAGTGGATCTGATGGGAATCGAACCCATTTCCTCAACTAATTGTCACTAACCTTCAAACATGCTTATATTGATTCATCAAAGAGAATCATTCTTAGGGACGCTCGGTTCTTGGTAGTTCCTTGCATCCTCCACCATTCAATCAGACAGGACTGAAACTGTTTTTTGCTCGTTTTGAACTCAGAGTAGAGCGAGCGTATCTCTGAGCGTTAATGCTTAGGCAGCGAGAGCTACAGCCTTGCGGCTGAAAACTGGCTTGCGGAAGCTGACAATTTTATTTTTGCCGTTTGTTTTTTTTGATCGGATTTTTAAGGAGCCATCCGATCAACTCCTACATGCTAGTTAATGAACTACTAATCAAGTCGAAACCAGTACAGACCCGTTTGAAATTAATCTTTTAAAATCAACATTTCATCTTCGCCAAGTTGCACTACACCTTCGGCAGAAGCTTTTGCTTCTTTGAAAGAGTTGTAGCAAATAGCGACAGCTTGTTTGTTGTTTTCATATTCACTGGAAATTTCTGATACACAGCGACCAACATAATCGCTTCTTTTCTCTTTGTTTTTAACTTTTGGAATAGGCATAATAGATATTACACTATATCGCCCAAACATTCAAGAACTAAAGCCTTTTTTATAATATTTACCCTTTGGTTCTAGGCATTGATGAAACAGATTCATTAAGTCCATATCAATTTCATAAAACGAACCAATGTCTTTGATTTTTGAGGACATAACATCTAGAATCATCGGATGATAAATAGAAGTCGAATTAACCCACTTTTTTGTCAAAAAGATATACTGATAGTAATGAAGGTAGGTATTTGCTTGTTTGGAGTAAGCTTCATTATCAAATAGTTTCCATTTTTTAGAATGGGTAATCGCTCTTTTCTCGCAATCCCTTTCCAAAGCGATAACCTCCATTACTTTTTGATAATCAGGGATACTTAAGCCCTTGGTATAAAGGAGATCCCAAAAATCAGAATCATCTCCCCAAAGAGGAGATTCTTCTACAGCTTGATTCATGTGAGAAAACTCATGAACATAAATCTGTTGAAACAAAGGATTTTTGCGGGCAATAACAATTTCTGAACCATCGCACCACCCAGAACATTTTTGGGATGGTCCCATATTTACATGGCGAGCATTCACCATTTTAATAGACTTATTATGCTCGATCAAATATTCCAAAGACCAATCAAAGAAATCGGCAAACTCTTTGCTGCATCCTTCAACCGCTTTTTTAAGTTTTTGGGAGGGAGATTGTTTCATATTGTTTACTTTTTTTAATTTTCAACAGAAGACTCGCCACAACATAATCATCATCTGTTGCATATCGAATAAACACTTCATCGCTCCATGCATCGTGATGATGAACAGTCACAGCTTGATAAACTTTTTCTTCACAAATGTGATAACCATCTTTCCAATCGTAGATATTAAAAAGATAAGCTACTGCAATTTTCCGCTGTTCGTCTTCTGATACATCGACTTCAACCAAAGTATTTGCTAGGATTTTCATATTAACCTTGGCCTCGATAAGACTTCTTGTAATTCTTAGAATTTTTCAAACGAGAGGTTTTGCTTTTGGCGTGAATACCTTTGCGCTTTACTTTGTTTTTTGTTTGTTTCGAATTTTTACGATTCATTTTTTTAGATTAAAAAGTCCTCCTGGTTGGGAACGATCCAACGACCCGACCCTTATAAAGAATCCGCTCTACCACTGAGCTACAGGAGGTGTAAAATACGCCCAATTGGACTCGAACCAATAACCCCAGCTTTATGAGAGCCATGCTCTGCCATTGAGCTATAAGCGTTTTTATTATTTTGAAAAGGCATTAGAATTAACCGCTTCGTCTGCTTAATATAGTGTAAATAGATATATGAGTCAATACAAAAATTACACAGATGAAGATATTATTAATTACAGTAAAGAAGTTTTTTCAATGTCTCAATTATTAAAAAAATTAAATTTAAAACCTGTTGGCGGAAACCATGCCAATATGAAAAGAAATTTAAAAAGACTGAATTTAAATTGTGATCATTGGACTGGTCAAGGCTGGAATAAAGATCAGCAATTAAAAGATTGGGGAGAATATACTAGAGCAGTTAGAATGAAGCCTCATTTGATCAAACAAAGAGGTCATTGTTGTGAGTGCTGTAATAATACTCATTGGTTAGGCAAATTAATACCAATTGAAATTGAACACATTGATGGAGATAGAACCAATAACGAACTATCAAATTTAAAGCTACTTTGCTGCAACTGTCACGCTCAAACTCCGACTTGGAGAAGGAGAAAAATTAAATAAAAATAGTAGCCATGGTCGGACTCGAACCGACAAGCCCGAAGGCGGCAGATTTTCTTACCACTATAGTTTTCACTACCTTTACAGTTTGTGGTCTGGACTATACCTTGATCATAGTATTTCTACTTTAGATCCTTGCCGTCTAGTCTCTACACCTTCCTAATTTCTTAGGCTTGGCTCGGTATTAGCATTTTAAAGCCTTCACCGAATTTGACAAGTTCTACTCCTACCGTTTCCGATAAGGCACTCAAATTTTCTATAAGTCTGCTGTGTTTACCATTTCACCACATGGCCATTACTCCTTCATTATACCAGCACTACCAAAGAAGTCAACAAAAAAGTAAGCGAGGAGGGACTCGAACCCTCAAAACTTGGCTTCTAAGGCCAATATGTATACCAATTCCATCACTCGCTCTTTTAAACAATTTAAAAAACACACCGCAAACAACTCTCTAAGAAAAACAAAGTGTAATAATTATTATGGCTCAGTATTACACCTTTAATAATCTTTCTCAATTATCTCACACAGCGGGACAAATTCCATTTATTTACGATAGAGTAAATGATAATTATAGACCTCTAGAGCAAGAAGATTTGAGTTTTGCAAATTCCGCTGGATCAACTTCTTTTGACGCATTCGGCAGAATGAGAACTTCAGAACCAATGACATTATTTGATTCTAGTCATAGATACTCTGACAATGGTCTTTGGTTTTCTGCGAGCGGCGCAAGTGGCAGCGTAGCATTTAACCAAAATCAAGGATTAGTTGATTTGAATGTGACAAACGCTTCTGGATCATTTGTTAATAGAGAAACATCAAAAGTTTTTGCTTATCAACCAGGAAAGTCTTTATTGACTCTTAGTACTTTTGTGATGTCGCCTGCGAAAACTGGTTTAAGACAAAGAGTAGGGTATTTTGGAGTTGATAACGGAATGTTTTTGGAGCTTAATAATTCCACCTTAAGTTTTGTTGAAAGAAGTTTAATCAATGGTTCTCCAAGTACAGAAATAAGAGTTTCCCAAGAAAACTGGAATGGAGACAAACTAGATGGAACTGGAGCTTCTGCTTTTACTTTAGATATATCAAAAGCACAGATTATGTGGATGGATGTCGAATGGTTGGGTCTTGGCTCAGTTAGAATGGGATTTATAATTAATGGTCAGTTTATTCTGTGCCATACTTTTCACCACGCTAATATCATCACATCAACCTATACTACTACAGCTTCCTTACCTTTAAGGTACGAAATACAAAATACAGCAAATACATCTGGTAGCAGCACATTAAAACAAATATGCAGTTCTGTTATTTCTGAGGGTGGTTATGAATTAAGAGGATTGCAACAAGCAGTAAGTTCAAATGTGACTACTCCTTATGAATTAATAACATCAACAAACACCGATTACCCTCTAATTACAATTAGATTAAAACCAGAAAGATTAGATGCAATAGTAATTCTTACCGCGCTATCTATTTTGCCAACAACAACTGGCAATTTTAAATGGAAAATAATTGCAAGCGGAACTACCAGTGGAGGAAGCGGCAATTGGATCTCTGCTGGAGAAAATTCATCTGTTGAATATAAACAAGATGCTTCTAGCATTTCTGGAGGTAGAGTTTTAGCTGCTGGATTTATTAATCAAACAAACCAATCAAGCCCAACTCTTGACATCTTGAAAGAAGCTCTTTTTAAATTCCAATTAGAAAGAAATGGATTAACTAATACTCCAATGGAACTAACATTAGTTATTTCTGCTGGAACAGCAACAGGAGGAAATCCCGCAAAAGTTCTTTCATCAATGGACTGGGAAGAAGTTTCAAGATAAAAATCCGCGAGTCAGGGCTCGAACCTGATTAGTAGGAGTCACAATCCTAGACATTACCACATATGCTACTCTCGGGAAAGTGGAGATAGTCAGATTCGAACTGACAATCGTCTGCTTGCAAAGCAGGTGCATTACCGTTATGCTATACCCCCTAAAAAAGCACAGCGTGATCGACTTGAACGATCCTCTTTAGTTTTGGAGACTAAGGCACAACCCCTATACCAACGCCGCATAAAAAGTAGACACAGTTGGACTCGAACCAACGACCCCAGCTTTATCAAAGCTACGCTCTACCATCTGAGCTATGCATCTATTAAAAGGCCCAATAGAGACTTGAACTCTACTTTCTGGATTACAAAACCAGTGCATCGCCGTCTATGCTTTTGGGCCGTAAAATGATTCTAGGCGAACGGTGATCAATTCGTTTCTTCGCGTATTGAGGTTACGGTAATCGAAGCCGAATGCTCAATATCATCTGGGTGACCAGACCTATGAATGTTTATAAAGTTTTTAAATTAGTAAAAAACGTATGCAAGGACTTGTGTCCTGTCAATCGATGTTTTTGTGGAATTTCACCACGAACAATCTCATGCTGAGTGTATTTGTTGAGTTCTTTAGCACTCTTGCCCAACCAACACGGACCAAATACATCTCTAACGCGAACCCACTTCACATTGTTTTGTGCAATGCCTGAATAATCTGATTCAAACGAGTAGTAGTCTGATTGCCCTCCACTCATTGTTTCCAGATGTAATGGACGGCACCAATCAGTAGGTTCTACAATGTCATCAGGTTCTAGTATTTTTATTGATATCATATGTAAAGTGGAGCTTGGAGTTTTTGTGGAATCTTGAGGTGCTGACCCTCATTATATGCATTCTTACAGACCCCCTCCAAGCATTTTGTTTTAAAAAGCTCTCAGTCTTGGATTCGAACCAAGCTCACACGCTTTAACAGAGCGGTCGCACGCCTAGTGCGTTACTGAGATTTATGAGATCATTCTAACATCTCTTTCGAGGAAGTCAACTAAATTTATAAAGTGGGAGCATCGGGACTCGAACCCGAAACTTACTCATTAAAAGTGAGGTATTCTACCAATTGAATTATACTCCCTAAAAACATTAAAAAAGCAGGGGATGAGGGATTCGAACCCCCACTAATAGATTCAAAATCTACGGTGCTACCATTACACCAATCCCCAATTAAAAATACCCAAGGACGGGATCGAACCGCCGACAATCTCCGTGTAAAGGAGCAACTCTACCACTGAGCTACTTGGGCTTTAAAGCGGGTGCGGTAGGATTCGAACCCACGGAGGCTTTAAGACCCCTCTAGTTTTCAAGACTAGCGCAATCGGCCACTCTGCCACACACCCATAAAAAAGACATTAAACATGGCAGGAATCGAACCCGCGTCCTCAGAGCCTCTCTCTTTTGCGGTGTAGCTTACCATCATAGAGAAGATGTGATCTACCACTGAACTACATGTTTAAATGGTCTAGGTGGTGGGATTCGAACCCACGATTCCGAATACGGCCTCCTGATCCCAAATCAGGTACTCCACCAAGCTGAGCTAATACCAGAGAAATTGGTGGGTTCCAGATTCGTAGCGACCATCTTAGGCTACGTTCCTAAGTGCATGTCGATCCTTCCCCCATTTAAATGGCTCGGTTGTTCTAGAATTTCACTAGCGCTGTATCATAACCTTGATACTGTGGAGACTCTCCTGCCGAAATGAGAGACAGCTGTTCATTGAAAACTTTGCCATACTACCGAAACTCACAGAGGATGGATATCTTCAAAGCCACTTGACATTACCATCGTGCGTCGGATTACGTTGTGTATATTGCTTTATGGCAAGTAAAACGTCAACACAATCGCTCATATACGTGACCTTGCCGCATATGGCATGACAAAAAAAGTGCGGGATGAGAGAATCGAACTCTCGACTTCAGCTTGGAAGGCTATTATTTTACCATTAAACTAATCCCGCGAAAAGTAGGTCGTAAGGGAATCGAACCCCTATTGATTTTTTTTTGAACGATGTTGTATTCATTCGTGTAAATACTAACATGAAATGCTTACATTGTCAAGAAGAAACTAAAAATCCAAAATTTTGCTGCCGTACTTGTGCAGCGATATATAATAATAAAAAAAGTCCAAAAAGAAAATTAACTAGATTATGTTCATGTTTAGACTGCAAAAGCATAGTAAGAAACTATAGATCTTCTCGATGCGAGACTCACTATCAAGAGTATTTAAAATGTAAAAAAGATTCTATACTAGAGACTACAATAGGAGAGTATAGAGACAGAAACAAATTGCTTCATAGTTCATCAACTCATGCACACATAAGAGGTTTAGCGAGAAGCTGGTTCAAAGAGTTGACGAAAAAACCATGTGCTGCTTGTGGTTATAATAAGCATGTTGAACTGTGCCATATTAAAGCGATGGCTTCTTTTACAGAAGATAGCTTAATTAAGGAAGTGAATAACAAAGACAATATCGTTCAATTATGTCCAAATTGCCATTGGGAATTTGACAATGGCTTATTGAGCAGGCAGCAGGGATGGCAGGACTCGAACCTGCATTGATCCTTTACGGTGCCACGCATTAGAAGTGCGTTCCGATACATCCCCGTTTGAAAATACTCGGTCTTTTCTTTTACATCAGGCGACCGAAACCCTGATGCGTATTCGGGTCTTTCCCAAATATGGTCCTCTCTGTCGCGCCCGAATCGACTTATTCTGTTCTTCAGACAGACGCTTCACCGTTAAAGCTTAGAGAGGATAAAAAGTGTGTCAGGTCTGATTCGAACAGACTAAGCCCGAAGGCAATAGGGTTACAGCCTACCCCGACCCTCCAACGTCGGCGCTGACACAATATATAACACACAGGGATTTACACCCTGATTCCCACCTGCGTATGGTGGAGTCCTAATTAGACGATGTATTATAAAGTGGGTTGTTAGGGAATCGAACCCCAATCTTCTAGTTCGTAGCCAGATGTCCTATCCGTTGAACGAACAACCCAAAAAGGTGGCGGGGGTGGGATTTGAACCCACGACCTAGAGCTTATGAAACTCCCGAGCTAACCAGTCTGCTCTACCCCGCTATTAAATTTTTAAAATTCTCTGAGTTTTTTCATTGAATCAGCAATCTTTTTCTTAGTTTCTTCTGAACGAGTCCTACCCTTTAAAGATTCAGCAATCTTCTTTTTGGTTTCTTCTGAACGAATCTTTCCTTTCATTGATTCAGAAATCTTTTTCTTATTTTCTGGTAAATGCCTAGATCCTGATTGGATCTGAGATAGCTTCTCTCTGGTTGATTGCAACACCTCAACAGATCTTAGTTTATCGATTGTTTCTTTTGTGTGCTTTTTACCTTTAAAATGAGGACCACCTTCACCTCCGATACCAAGGTTGTACGTATCACTACGAGATACGAAATCTTCAGTGATGAGCGCTTTTTCCATAAGATTCATTTCACATTCATTATCAAAGTCGAATAGTACTTCTTTCGTAAAGTTTTCTCTGCCATACTTTTTTATGGCATCTATGATTGCTTTACCAGAGCCAAAGTAAGTATCGTTTGGATTTGTTGTCTGATGTTTACCTATATAAACCTTTTCATTAAGGTTATTCGTAATCTTGTAAATTGTGTATCTCATATACTTATTTAGTGTGAAGGTATATATTTCAAAGACTGCCGACTAACCATCTTGTCCTAACCGCTATTAAAATACTCCCACGGAGAATCGAACTCCGATTTGTTGGTTGAAAACCAAATGTCCTAACCGTTAGACGATGAGAGCGTTGTTGAAATTGAAATGTAAAAGAACTGTTTGAACAACTGCGCTTTCGAGTTGCTATCAGTCAGTGGCGGCTCGCCGTCGCTGATGATGTAGTAACAATACTACACGCTAACCGATTTGTCAAACACTCTTTTGCAATTTCTCAGATTTTTTCTCCAAGCCTTGCAGCTTCAACCTCGGCCAATCTAACACGCCGTACTCTTGGGCGTTTCAGGCACTCCCTCGTCATGAGCCATCGTTTTGTATTTAAAACAAAAAAAACCCAGCTTTTGGCTGGGTTGAAAAAAGAAAAAACATTTAAAACCCAAAAAACAATCAACAAACCAACCAAATAAACGGATTAGCTTGTCGGAATGAATTTGACGAATATTTTCCCATCAAAATATCTTACACATTTTTATCGACATCGTCAATAAAAAAATTATTTATTTTTAAAATAGCTTGTTTCACAACCATCCACATATCCAAGTATGTATAAGTAGCCAATCTTCCAATGAATAATACTCGATCTTCTTTCTCTGCTAATTTTTTATATTGACTATACATTGACATTCCATCTCCGAACGGAATTGGGTAATAAGGTATGTCGCTTGGTCCGCAATCAACTGGATACTCTTTGGTTATCACCGTTTGCCCGCTGTGATTTGGAGAGAAATAACTATGATCGTATTGACGAGTATTAGCTGCACTTGAATTATTTTCGTTTTGAATAAAGTAAGGCATTTTTTTGTTTGTTATTTTATGCTCGAACTCTAAAGATCTATACGGCAAGCGCCCAAAACAAAAATCATAGTATTCATCTATTTTGCCAGTAAAAATAATAAAATCACAAGGACTTTCTTTCCATTCGTTACTGGAACAGTTTAATCTCACATCAATGCCTTCCAGCATTTTATTAAACATATGGGTATACCCCAACTTTGGAACGCACTGATACTTTTGCCCCTCAAACCAAGTTGGGTCTTCGCAGTCTTTAGTTTTGGGAATGCGATTGGTAATTGATTTTGGTATTTTATCGAAACTAACGCCCCATTGTTTTTCAGAATAATCTCGGAAAATATAATTCTGAATTTCTTCCGCAGAGAAAGTTTTGCCGATAGCTTTGAAACATGTCTTATCGCTATAAGGCAATGGTATTTTCCCAACCACGGTATTACCAATAGGTTGCAACTTAAAATCAATCCATTCTGTAAACTGACTCAAAAACGAAAAAACCTCTTCGTCGTCTGTGTGGAAAATATGAGGTCCATAATTATGAGTTAAAGTTCCGCAAAAATTAGAATCATAGCAATTACCCCCGACATGAGAGCGAGATTCAAAAATAGTTACATCAAACCCTTTTTGCTTCAAAATAAAAGCAGAAACAGCACCAGATAAACCGCAGCCAATTATGTTAATTTTTTTCATTTAAAAGCTCGAAAGATCTATGATATACCAACGATTCTTGATAAACGATATCTGAATATCTGTCCACCAAAGAATCTAAATCTTCATGCATTGATTTGATCAATTCATAAACAAAATCAACCTTACCAACAAAACAATTATCAACTTCTATACAATGATTACTAATCCGATCATTTAAAAAAGATATTTTTTTATTTTTAAATTCAGAAATCATTTTTATAATATCTGAGGTCGAAACATCGAATCTGCTAAATAAATCTGGTCGTATCGATAAAACAGCGTCATACCTCTTTCCACTATCATGGATTTTTTTTATAATCATGTTCTGCCCCCAAAACATTCTCTTCCAACCAATCAACGGACATTGTGTCTTACAAATAAGACCTTCCAAGTTGCCGTTAAGATTGATTTTTGAATCATCATCGATATACAAGTGCTTGATCTTTTTTTGATTGGAAGGATTAAAATAGCTGGTATATCTATACCTATTCACAAGAAATAGATTTTGAAATTCCAAATGTCTCCAGCTAGAACCCTTTCTAGCTTCAGAAATATTCCAAGTATGAATATGAATAGAAACATCGAATTCTTTGCCCAACAAAAGCAAGAACTTGTCTAATTGATCATCTTGAAATGAATCTCTAACATGACCACGAATCATTACTGCCAGTTTCATTTAAAATAAGTTTCCCTTTCTAATTTTCTAAAACGAGCATCGGAATGCCAGATTTCATCATTTTGTGGAGCATAAACACCATCAATTGTTTGAATCTTTTGATCTTTCTGAAGCCTTAGAGTAGAAGGTTGATAGATGTTCAAGCTCTGATTTTTCTCGGGAGAGTTCCAAACGCAAGAGGTCTGCACGATCAGCAGAGTTGCTATCACCGCGAGAACGGAGTTTCTCAATCTCATCGATGATTTCGTTTTGTCGTTTTTTAGATTTTTCGCGGATGTCATAGTAAAATAATTTGTTTTTTAAAGACAGGAATAATTCTAGTGATTTAATTAAGGATTGAAGTGCGCCCATAATCTTTTATAAAAAAGACTGCCATTCTTTTCTAATTTTATTTTTGTTTAAGATTAGAGAAGAGATTGCAGGAATCAATGGAGCAGCAGGAACTTCACCATGAACATTAAACCAAGGAGTTTTTGATCCTTTGCGAGAATTGCATGGACGACACGCTAAAACTCTATTCGAGTGATCATCAGTGCCGCCTTTACTGCGAGGATGAACGTGATCAATAGTCAAGTCTGAAACGGGATATCTATTCAAGCAATACTGGCACACATTGTCGTGCAGTCGAGCAAGTTCAACAAGAGATAACTTTTTCTTCTTGGGGCGGCTAAAAAATTTGGTAGAAACAACCATGATAGTTGGAATCCTCCACAAACTTTTTGCGCTGCGCAAGCAAGGTTGATCTTCATAAAAAGAAGCTAATGTATTCCAAGTATCAAAGCTGTGGAATAGTTGGCTGTCTTGGTCTAACGAAACTACATTGTTTTTAATTAAATGCGTAAACGCTGCTCTGGCAGTAATCGTATTGATTGGTTGCCAAGCATTGTTAAGCAACAATGTAGTTTTACTGTCTGGACTAACAATGTTCATGATTTATGGTATAATGAATAATATTCAGCGCAAGACAAATCTCCACTATTATAAGTTGTTTTTTCAGACTTTGGATACTCACCGATTACTTTATAAGAAAGAGACTCGCGCATTTTTTTCTTTTGAAGCTTTGATCCTTTAAAAAAGAAATAACGATGCTTGGGAGACGGTTTGATTTTACTGATTTTATTTTGTTTAGCCCAATTAGAGATTTCAGTAACGCCAAACTTGTCGCGAATTGTCATTGGGTGAGTCGGCTTTCCGTCAATCAAATAAAGAGAATCATGAGATACTGTAGAGCCTGTGTATAGCCAATTGGTGGATTGATACACGATACCGCTATGACCATGAGCGGAGTCGGCATAGCTGATCAACGCGCATTGCTTTTCTTTGAGCATCTTCATTGAAGAACTAATTAAAAAAGATGCAGCATTTTTATGCCCCGAATCAATAACCAATCGAGTCAATTCATACAGCTTAAAGTCTCGATTTTTAAAAGCGTGTTTTTGAATTGCTGGAGAAGGTTGGCCGAAGCAGCAAACACCGATCAGTACGTCATCTTTATACAGTCCGAAACCGTCCCAAAAAATACCGAGAGTGCGAGAATAATGTTTGTGAGATACTATGATTTCACAGGTTTTTTTATCTACCCGCCTGACTTCCATTTTAGAATCATTCATTAGAGAAAATATAGTCGTTGTCGATAATGGTGAGAGGATGAACTTTCCTAATAAAGAGATTACTCGTATTTCTCAAAGAGTCAATAATTCTATGATTAATTTTTTCATAGGATTTTGGCTCCGCTTTAGCTCCATAAGCAATTAGTTTTTTAGAACTATTCAACTTCCAGTTAAAATGACAGTTAGACTTTATTTGAAATTCCAAACCAAAATGATTTGCTACAAGAGGAAAATACATTTCATCAGCAAATGAAACTTTATCAGTACTAAACCATTTGCGCAAATTGCTTTCTTTAGAAAGAAAGAAAGAGGCGTCACTTCTTCGGCAGATAAACCATTGAGATACAAACAAAGCATTTTTAATTTTAAAAGGCGAATATTTAATACGAACTGGATTTTGTATAAGTTCAAATCTTTTGGGAGTAAGATGCTTTTCTGCAACACACTCAGCAAATGACATTGTATCAAAATCGTTCTTGATTAAATTACAAGTAGTCTCTATATCGTAGAGAGGGCAGTGAGAATCGCTGATTAAAACAAAATATTCATTATCTGGATCTTTTAAAGCTTCAGCCATTAAATTTATAGAAGCCTTAACCAATGAGTAATGTCCCCATTCTGTCTCTGTTATCCTGTTTTTCGGAATACAAAAATCAGAAAAATAATGATTAGGAGGAAGATCATATTTATTGTGAATATATAGATTGTATATATCTTTTAACGCAGGATCAAAAAACCTACTCATCGTTTCGTTTTTGATGAAAGATGAGTAGGTTAATGCTAGAAACGCGACCTTCGACATTACCCCAAATTAATTTTAATAGAAATTGAAGAGAAATCTTTGCAACGAGAAATAATTTCTTCTGTAGAAAGCTGACCGACTATACTTTTCAATTCAGAAACCGCTGTGCAAAAATCAACGAAAGAGCTATCTTGAATTAAAATTTGTTTTGTAGTGTGATCAAAAATGCCAGAATCAAAAACTTCATAGCGATTCTCTGAATCAATACAAGCTTCAATAGGATCGCGCAAAGTATTGCCTACTACATAACGAAATAAATCATTTGAATCTACTTTAATAATAGTCACTTTCCGCGCAGATCGAAAATGATTTTTTCAGAAGATTCCGAAATTCCATTGAATGAAACTTCAGTGACATACCCATTGACTCGACGAGCGCAATCAATAGCCCAATTACTAGCACCCTGCAATAGAGAGCTATAAGACTGCTGAACATTTCCCTTGCTGTCAAAGGCATAATACTTGATTTCCTTAGTATTTTTCATTCTTTGTTTTTTCTGTGTTTGTCTTTGTTTGTCTGTGTTTCTTACTGAATAGAAGCTTACCTGATGAAAGTGGATTTGTCAAGCAGATTTCTCAGAATTTTCATTGGAATAAAATTCAAAAGCCATTTGGCCAACATTCGTATTGTCCGTGATAAAGCCTTCGATTAAAATTGAATTCTCATTCACAATAAATGTTTTCTTGGGTTCAAAAATGTATTTAATTTCACCGTTCATCAGTTGATACATTCCATCTCCAACTGGAGAGATATTAAATGTAACATTCTGTCCCATAGGGAAATCAGGGAAAACTGGATTAGTTGCTGCGATTTTAATATTCATTTAAAATGTGTAGTTGAATTTTTGTATATCTTCATTATAAAGGGAAGACACTAGATTTTTAGTATAATTATCGTAATATTTTTGGTATTTATCGTGATCTGAAGAGTTTATGTGCGGCAATTCTGTAGATATATGAGAAGCATTTATTTCGAGAATCATTGAACGAAAGTCTTCTGCAAGATTTTCGAACCTAAGTATTTTTTGAACTTCAAAAGCTCCAGAGATCCATAGGTGCTGCTGCTGAATTGGGAAAAAGTATAAATCATTTTGATTCTTTCTCTCTTCGCAAATCAAACAAAACTCTTTGAAAGAAGGCGGCGACTGTAGATTAAATAATCGCCATAGTTCATTTTGCAAAACAAAAGAATACATGGAAACGAAACGATCCCAAGGATTTCTTACCACTGCAAAAGAAAAATAGTTGTTAACGTTGACTGGAATTAGTTGTTTAATTTCAGATGGCTTAGCATGGGTCGTGTCAAAAAAATTACGATATAGAGGATTGCTCGCATTTGCGCGAAATAATGATTCATGTTTTTTGATTAGATTGAAATCTCCTAAATGCTTGTAAATAGAAGAACTAGCGTTTTTAGGAATACGCACAAAGATAAGATGCAACACCCATTTTTGGTTTTGCGTAGGGAAAAACGCTAATTCAGGAATCACTTCTTTAAAAGTGCATGTTTGATGTTTGTCAAAATGTCAGTCATCTTGATGAGTGACACGATATCTTGTCGTCCACGACGTTGATACGCTGTGTAAAGAGGCATCTTAACATCCACGTTCAGCTTTGTGAGGTCACAGAGGCGCTCACAGAGCCTCGTCAACAGTTTTCGATCAACGATAACGAAATCGTTTTCTCGTTCGAAAGCGACGGCATCTGCGCCTCCGTAAAGCCAACCGCGAGATCCTCGCACATTCTTAAATTCCACCCATACCAAATCATCGTTAACACTCGAATCCGCACGCTTGACTTTCTTTCGAGATTTAACCTCCACAGAAAACTTCAATTGATCATGAGTATGAGTAACATGGAAATCGATGTGATTGAACTCATCTTGGCGAGATGCCACAACTACTTCCATACCGTTTTTTTTAGCAGCGCTAACGAAACTGTTTTCGGCGTTTTCCCCAAGAGCGAATGAAGCACCATCTTTGTCGTATTTATTTCTATAAGCCATTATGTATTCCATAATACGCAGATTTTGTGATTGTCAAGCTTTATTTTCGCTGTTTCGTCTCTTCGCTGAATCATTTTGATCAAATGCTGCCGTTTATGCTTTCGCTGTATTTCGGAAAAATAATTCTTGACTTGAGGATTTATTTGGTGGAAAAATAATCTAAATTTCTTAAATTCCCCAATCACCTCAAAAGGAGAACCAAACAAGAATTCAATTGTTGCTGTTTCATTTTCTACGGACAAAGCAATAAAAAAGTTTGCGCTAGTATAAATCACAGAATGCGCGAATAAATGATGAATATACTCTTTGATTTTGATCACAGACAAGTTTCTCGACGGCAAGCAGCAAAAATCATAAGGCTTTGATTTCAAAAAAAAGTTTATTATTTTTGTTTCTAAAACATTGTCAAGCTGTTTTATTAGTGTAAAGTTCATGTCTATTATGTATTATAATGTGTAAAATAACTTATGGGACAAGGACAGGATAAAATTGCAAGTAGTTTAATAGATTTACAGCCTACGGCTATAGTAGAACTATTTCAATTATATTTCAACCCAGTTGATAAACCAAATGACTTCATGCCTTTTCATGGCGGTGCCATTTTCCAAAATTCTATTACATGGCAAACCAAAGAATACATTCCAATTCCAGTCGAATCTGAAGGATTCGAAGTAACAGCTAATGGTCAGTTGCCAAGACCAAAAATTAGAATATCGAATAAAGATTATAAAATGACTCAGCTACTGCTGAATAATAATGATTTTCAATTCGCTAAGTTGATAAGAAAAAGAACTTTTGTAAAATATCTAGATGATGTAAACTTCGATGGAGGAAATCCTTGGGGACAAGCAGATTCTTCTGCTGAATTAAGCAATGATACATTTGTCATTGGCCAAAAAACTGCCGAAAATAAAGTCTTCGTCGAATTTGAATTAACGTCTCCACTTGATTTGGAGAATTTTGAAGTTAATGCTAGATTGTTGATGTCGAGATATTGCTCTTGGTATTATAGAGGAAATGGATGCAATTACGCTGGACCTCCATTAGAAACAGAATACGGGCAGGAAATTCAAATGAATTCGAAGTCGCGAAATAACTGGGCAAATTTATCATCTTCGTCTTTTTCTGGGGAATGGATAACTGGGCGTGTTTATGAAAGTGGAGATCCTGTTTATTTGGAAAATAGAAAAATAATAATTAATCCAGTTTTACAAAATCAAAATAATGAAAATGTTCCTGAATATGCTAAAATTTGGTATGTAGCACAAACGGGTCACACATCAACATCATCCACACAGCCAGACAATAATGAAACTTATTGGACAAGAGACGGTTGCAATAAAAAACTAAACGGATGCAAGAAAAGATTCCAACCATCTGAAATTCAAGTACTTCCTTCCAACAGTTATTCTGTATCGGGTTACTTTATCGATCTGTCTCATAAGCAACTATATAATAGCAACAACATTTCTTCTCAAGCTTCTATAACTGGATCGAGCGTTATATCTGGATCTGCATTTAGAAACATTGCTGATGGATTAACTGGCGATGCTGGTGGTCAAAAAAAGACATTGGATACAGGGTTAGCATGGATCAGCACTGGAACTGCCGATCCTTGGATACAACTCGAATGGAATTCGCCAAAAATCATCAATCGTATTGATATTTACGATAGGTATTCCACCTCTGTTGATTTTAATACAGCTAATATTAAATTATTTAGTGGTGCCACCCAATTGACTAATGCGAATCTTACTATCAATAATAACGGTTCAAGAACTACAACTGGATTCACAAACCAAACAGTTACTAGAATATTAATCAGTGGAAGCGGTTCAGACACTAATGCTGGTTTAGCAGAAGTGGCTGTATTTGAGCCTTCTGGATTAGGCTTATACAATGATTCTTTTAAGACCAGCGGAATATACGCTTCAGAAGATTTACACATGGCTACTTGGGTTCAGTTTCCAAGTGGTGTTTCAAGATCAGATCAACTGCTGAATATTTTCCATAATGTAAAACCAAACAATCAATACAGCGGAATTAATCTTTACGTCAGCGGAAATGATAATCTTGTATTAAACTTCGCAACTGTTTTGGTGAGCGGAACTGTTCCACAATATATTGTCACTCCGAGAACTATTACAATGCCTTGGGATGCGACTTCTCTAAAAGCTTTGCATTTAGAAATTTATGGCGGCAAAACTAACGGAACATCTATTACCAATTTCCCAAATGGAGAAATAAAATTATCCGATGAAGACAATCTTGAATCTCGATATACTTTAGCGGTGCGTAACACAGGTGAAAAAATATCTGGAGAGTTCTTCTTATTTAAGAATCCAAGTTTCACAGGTGGTATGACTGATTTGTTTTTTGCAGTTAATAATTGGCAATTTTCAACTGGCGATGTTGCTACTCCAGTTCCTAATAATTCCAACATAACTTCCAACATTCAATTAACAAGTAATTTAAAACTTGGATCGACTGCTATATGGACTGGCAAAAGTGGTATTGATTATCGAAAGAAGTTTTTCAATCGTGATACGATAAATATCTGGAATGAAGACAAAGAAAAAACAAGCCCAAGAAATTATGATGAACTCACTGGAGATAATCGTATTTTAAAAACTGGATTGTTTGCTTGGTGGGATATGAATTTAACAGACACTCCTACTTACAGAGTAGAAGCATCTAATAACGCTGCTCAAATTATTTATTTAAGCGGCGAATACGTCAACTCAATTGAAAGTTACGATCAAAACGCATTTATTTCAAAAGAAGCTTACATACCACAAACACCAAAAAATTACCTGCCATTTGGCGGATTCCCTGGAACAGATAGATATGGAAGATAAAATCTTAAATAAGTCCTTTATGATTGTCAAACATTTTTTGACAAATCATTCGAATAGAAATTTATCCAATGAAATTTGTGGATTTATTGGCTATGACGAAAAAACCAAATGTTATGTAGCTACCATTGAAAAAAACCAAGCCCAAGATCCTAAATCTTTTTTTTCAATCAATCCCGCGAGTTATTTAAAGTTTAAATCTGAATATTCTTTGATGGGTGTTTTTCATAGTCATGTTGTTGGCGATGAGTCTCCTTCTGAGTTTGATATCAAGATGTCTGAATCTTGTTGCTTAAGTTTTATCATATATTCTATCAATACGAATAAATTTCATATTTATGAACCTAAAAATCAAGATTATGATGTAAAGATACTAGAAAGGATTAAGGGCAAACTTAAATGACTATTATCAATTTACATGGTATATTAGCGCGTGAATTCGGCAAGGAATTTACGATGCATATCGAAAAACCAAAGCAAGCGATTGAGGCTATCGATGCTAACAAACCATTGTTTAAAAAGCGCATTTTGGAATTGTCACAACAAGGAATACACTACAGTATTCTTGTGGATGGAGAAAACATAGCTCATCCAGAACAGTTGGAAATAAAAAAAGCAATCACTGTGGTGGATTTAACTCCTGTTATTTGTGGGCAAGGATTCACGGCATTGATTACAACAATCGCAGGAGCTTTAACTGGAGGCGCTGGCGCTGTTGGTGCCGCTCTTGTTACTGGATCAGTGGCGGCTGGGTTTACTGCCACTGCTTTGACTTCATTCATTGGTGGAGCATTAAACATGATTGCTGTCACCCTTATTCAGCAAGCTTTAGCTCCATCGCAAAAACCACAACGCACAGAAGCTCGCATCAGCGGAGCAAAAGAATCATTTTTAATTAGTTCAAAAGGAAACTTAGCGGAGCAAGGTGTTCCTGTTCCAGTTGGTTATGGAAGATTAAGAATTGGTACTTCAATCGTCCAAAGTACAGTTAAATCGTATCCTCAAAGACAAAGAATATCGAACGCTTTATTTGGCAAAAATCAACCAACTGATACAGATCTAGCTCTACAAGAGCAAAATACAATAACATGAAGCATTTAATTAAGAAGAATTTATTTCAAGGCGGTGGCAAAAGTAAGCCAAAGCCAACTCCCGCTATTCTCAAGCCACCCAAGCTTGATAATTATGAAATATTAAACTCTTACAGCGTTGCTGAGATTGTTGATTTGATTTCTGATGGACCAATCGAAGGACTTGTCAATCAAAATGGTCAGACCCTTGGAAAACAAGCTAGTATTCTGCAAGGTGTTTATTTAGACAATACACCTATCCAGCAAACTTCTGTATATTTCCCGATTAATGCTAGTGACGTTATCGGAAGTCTTGAAATTTCAAGCTCATTAAATGTATTGGGAGATATATACTATAGTGATAATTCTTATAAAACTTATTTTCATAAGCCTTTTGTAGTTTTAAATGGACTAAATCTTACAACAAAAATACCTGAGAGAAGATTATTAGCAACTCAAACTAAACAAGGCGTAGCTAATGCTAAAGATGAGTATTATTCTCCAATAGTAGACGATATATTAGTGGATGGTATTTCTAAAAATGGATGGGAATTAAAAGGTAACACTAAAAATGTTAAGCCTATTTCTGGCCCTATTTATTTTGAAAATTCTGCATCAAAATTAGAAGTCCATTATATTGATCCAAATCAAAGTTTATTCGCCAGCGATACTTTATTGCCAAAAACTTTATTGTCAAAACTAGAAACTTCTCTTAAAGAACTTTCAGGCGATTCACCTGATCAAGAGAAGTTCTTTAATAATCAAGTATTGAAAAAAATTCAAGAGTTGAAAGGAAAAGCGAGCAAAGAAAAATTCAACTGGAATTCAAAAAACACTGTATATATCGTAGTTGAAATTGCGGATAAAAACAATCCAAAAGAATTAAATGACGGTGCAGTAGCAACGAAATCTATCTTTGATAGTAAAGGTGTTTTTAAAACAGTTTCTTTTGAACTCGAAAACTTTAGTAGAAATATACCTCAAAATCAAATCTACAAACTACTTGTTCCTACAGTTGATACTGATAATCAATATACAAATAAAGTTTATGGATGTTTAGTGATTGCAATACCAACAACATATAGATCCACAAAAGGTAATGTCCAAAATTTTGGAGCAAATAGTTCAGTGAATTCATACGATTATTATTATAATCGCCAATTCATCAGTGATTTATCTGGATTCATTACTGAAAATACTAAATTAATATTCAAGATAGGCGAAGAATCTTCTTATCAAAACAAAGCAGCAAAATATAATTTCTTAAATATATCATGTGAGTTAAAAAATGGACAAGAGTATCAAGATCCATTAGAGTATTTCAAAAATATTTATGTTGATCACGATTATACAACTCCATTGAGTGGTCCATTTATAGCTGGATATGAAACTAGACGAATTGATGGTAATTGGAAAACCAATGGTTTTGGCCCACAAAATCCTAAATTGAATCTGTCTTTGAATGAACAAGAAGGTTCCAATGACTTAAGAGCAGCAACAGTTGGGAATGCGCAACAAAGCTATTCCGAATGGAATAATGATAATGAATATGATGAAGATGCTATAGCAATCACTCATACAATTGAAAATCCTGAAGTTTCTTCTGTATTTTTTACTTTAGCTATCAGCAATTTAAGCGATACTGTTGCAAAAAGTACTAGTGATCAACGAGAGCTTGGCGATAAAGTTCCTGCTATTGTAGAAATTGAAGTCGAATGGGGTAAGATATCCAATGGGGAAATATCTAATGCTAAGACTAAAAAATATGCTGTTATAGCAATGGTTGAAGGGCAAATGTTGATTGATTTTGGATCTCCAGATTTAGAATCAATAGAAAATGATTATTTTAAAGCCGTTAGAGATGTTTCAAACATATCAAAATCAACTTTCGATCAAGCTGTATTGTCAAAACCTTTTATACTTCCAAAGTTAACTAATCAAGAAAATCCATCATCTGTTAAGAGATATATAAAAGTCAAAAAGCTTTCTACAGAAACTAACTCCGTCTTGCTTAAAAAAGAAATTGCGCTGTATAAAGTTACAGAAATTATTGAACAAAATCTTTCATATCCATTTTCCGCAATCGCTGGAATTAAAATCGATGCAAGAACATTTGGTTCAGTTCCAGAAAGAACTTATGATTGTAGATTAAAGCTGGTTAATGTTCCAATGAATTATTATCCATTATCTGCCGATAGATCTGACAATAGATACATTAAATCTGCTTCTCAATACACTTCTCCAAACTTAGTTTATGATGGAGACTGGGATGGACAATTTAAAATGGAATGGACAGACAATCCAGCGTGGATTATTTATGATCTTTTAACTAGCAAAAGATATGGATTAGGTGCTTATATTGATGAAAGCCAAATCAATAAATGGGAGCTTTATAAAATTGGAAGATTCTGTGATGCAGTTGATTCAAATGGTTATTTCCAAGGAGTATCGGATGGTATCGGAGGATTGGAGCCAAGATATTCGTGCAATATTCTATTCAAAGATCAAACTAAAATATTTGATGCAATCAATATCGTAGCAAGCTTATTTAGAGGTAGCGTTTTCTTTAGCAACTCAGAAATTCACTTTTTGGATGATAGACCAAAAGAACCAATAGCTTTATTCACAAACTCAAACGTAAAAGACGGAGTATTTAATTACATTAATAATCGTAGGGATTTGCAATTTAATACTGTTGAAGTTGTTTATTTAGATCGCTTTGACAACTATCAAACCAAAATTGAATACGTTCAAGACGAAGCTGATATCAGAAAGAGAGGAGTATTCAAAACGGACATAAACACGCTTGGAGTGACCTCTAGAGCGATGGCACGACGCATAGGACAGCACTTGATCTATCAGACTATCAAAGAGAATCAGAGCATAGAATTTTCTGCTGGACTCGATTCTTTGCTGTGCCGACCTGGCGATTTAGTAATCGTAGAAGATGAAATGAAAACCATGTCCACTAACTATGGACGTATTCTAGAAAAAAACATTGCGGAAAAAACTTTAAGAATTGATAATTTCTACGACAGTGGATCATTTACTGGAAGAGTAACTGTTTATACACCAACTGGATATACTACTAATGAAGAGCTAAATGATATAGCTATATTAAACAGAAATAGAGTTCCGTATTTTGATGTCTTGACTGGATTGATTGAACCTTCTGATGATGTCTTGACTGGTCGTTATTATTTCTCTGGTTATGTCGGTGGATATCCTACTGGATATCCAAACATAGGAAATCCATTTCCTACTCAATTTCCTCTGTATACTGGTTCTGGATATTCTGGTCATAGTTTATTCTGTTATTATAATACTGGGTATACTGGGTTTGTTTTCGCAACAGGATTACCATATCAAGACAACGATACATTCGATAAAGTTATAACCAACACTGGAATATCTGATATAACATATTTTGATACTGGTGTTGATTCTACTGGATTCCGTTATAGCAGCGCTTCTTCAACCAAAAGAACTGCTCCATCAGGAAATGTTGCAGATAGAATTGATGTTCCATTTGATAGTTATCATGGAATTTTAGAAAGCGAAATAAATACTATAAACAATCCTCAGATAACGACATTCAATGTAACTGGTCACGATAGTAATTACGCTTATGGAAGTGAATTATTTCTAGATCAAAACGATATAAATATAAATCTATTACAGTTCGTTGGAGAAGGAAGTGTATATCGTATTGAAAGAAAAAATGCGTCTGATCAAATTTATAAAATAATAAGCATTAGAGAACAGAATCAAAACGAATACAGTGTCTCAGCTTCGAAGTATGATACTGGCAAATTTCAAGAAATTGAAAATCACATTACATCAGACTTCTTGCCGCAAACATACGCTAATTCAGTTGCTCAAGCAGCAATCGGAATTAATAAATTAGCCGCACCAGTTATTACACTGTTTAATACTGGGACATTTGGAACTACCTTTAGTTTAACTGGCACATGGTCAGGAGTTGCGAATGCGACTGGATATACTGCTCAAATCATAAATAATGACAGCTCTGATACATACAGACAAACTTCTTCATCTCTCAACTTCGGAGTGACTGGATTGATTTATGGAGGACGTTGGCTATTAAATGTTCAAGCATTGGGTAATAATACTACATATACATCATCTGATATCGCTACATCTGGAAAACTAATTTTAAATACTCCAATACCATCAACTCCATATGATAGAGCGTTTATCACCAACTTTAATGTAAAATAATATGTTTGAATTCGACACACAATTTTTAGTAAACACTGGTTCATTGGGAACTGTTTATACGGGAAGTGGAGTACATTTAAATCGAGATGTAACTTTTTCTTTCACGCTAGTTGATTTGCAACAAAATGTAATTCAAACAGACTATGACTTAATTAAAAACCCATTGGTTTCGACAGTCGCATTTGATATTTTAAATAAATCAGGTCAAACAGTATTTGCTAATTATAAATCTGGAACTACCAGTAGAAGCTTAACTTTGACAGAAATAGAAAATGCCAGCATATTTGGCGTGTATGAAAAAGATTTTGGAGTTAGAGCTAAAATAACCAACAACGCCAATAGCAATATATTCCAATCAGAGTTTTATGCATATGGTAACTTACCAGAAATAAGCTCTTTTGAAGTAATTGACGGATCTCTAGTTTATCTATCCGAACCTGCTTTATACGATAAGATAACTGTAAATTTAAAGTTTGCAAATAATTTAAAATACGTAGATATTCAAAAATTCGATTTGTATGCTTCAACTGATAGCGGCATTAGTTTATACTCTGATCCGAATTTAAAAAGCTCAGACAATCCTAATTTCTTGTACACTCAAAGCGTTCAAGATATATCAGAAATCAATCAAATTGATATCAAACCAGTTGGTTTATATTATGATACTGAATATTATTTTACAATAGTTCCCTACTCAACACTAGGTTCTGGATCAGCTATTTATTTTGGTCCAAATGTATTTACTAGAACTGCCGACAGTGATGTTCCAACTATACTAGCAGCCAATCAATTAGAGTTGTACTTGGGAGACGAAATTGTTAATACGTCTTTGATTACTGGGCAAATTACTGGCGCAAATTCTAATCACTTGTTTGATCAAATCGAGAGCGGGGTTTACAACACTGTTCTTTACACTGTTCAAATTAGGGAGGGTTCAAACTACACATCCTCCGAATTGAAGCTTGTTACCAACGGAAATTCTGGGGCTTTGTTAGAGTCCCCAATAACGAACTCTGGTCAACTGACTTATTCAGTTGACCAGATCGGTAGCTTTACTAATGTATATGTGTCGGGAGTTACTCCAACAGGTTACTATAAAATATACAAAGTATCAATGTGATGAATTGAGCATTTCTGCCAATTGAATCATAAACAAAGGCTTGGCCAATGCTGGAAGCTTTGAATACTTCTTCTTTGCGCGTCGATAATTTCTACGACTGACTGGATCATTTGGGGGAATGATTGATCTAATTTGTTTTGCTGCTTTTTGGTTCATAATTTTGATATATAAGTTTCAGAGTCTTTTAGGAATCCCATCTTTTCATAAAAAGATTTTGTTTTTGAATGCTTCGGATGCTTTACTACTGTGGACATAGATATGAATTCGAACTTTTGCTTTCGAGCGAATTCAACCGCTGTTTTAAATAATTTATAACCTACTTTTGGATTCTTGGAAAGCCATAGGAATTCAGAAAAAATCCTCTTGCCGAATTTAGCATTTTTATCGTTGTAGAAAATAATGCAGGAATCATAATGATGATTGTCTTCATGCCCCCAAACAAATAGATCCCAATTGAGTAATTGAGTATGCCCGAATGAGGCTTTGATTGTTTCTGCATTGTGCTTCAACAACTGATGACCAGAAGTAATATCTTCCTCGGAAAATAAAACTTCTAAATCATCAATCATCCGACAAAAATCGTCAGGATTAGTTATCCTTTGAATGTTCATTTACGATTTTCAAGAGAACTCGCGCAGATTTAGCGGAGACATCTTTGAACTGCTTCCATTCCTTAGCTTCTTGAAGAAGCTCTAGAACTGATGTGTTTTCGGTTTCCTGAGCCTTCTTCCAAAGGCTTCTTAGAAACACTTTGAAGCTTTCAAAGTCTACGAGATTAAGCTTTTCGTGAACTGCTTTTTCAAGAGTTCCTTGAGCAGAGATTGGCAAAGCGTTGGAAATAGTAGTTTCAAGAGGCTCGCTAACTCGATTCTTAGACTTGTCCATTTCATCGGCTCCAACAATATGTACGTTTAGATAGTTCCTTACGCAACGAACGAATGCTCGATTACATGCAATAGTTTCTAGGAACTTGAAGCAAAAATCATCAGTGTTGGCTGCTGTGGCATTAGCGTATTCCGAATAATCGATTTCCTCAAATGAGGATTCATAATTACCCATCCAGTTGATGGTGCATTTAGCGACGACATAATCATCGCGAACGTTTCGCACATCATAGTCAACGCTATGAAATCCACGAAGCTTGGCTAGTTCTTTGATTCCTCCAAGCATGATAAGAAGCTGCTTGTCTTCCAATCCTTCAACTGACTGTGGCATGTCGAGCTTGCGAATTTCAAACCAATCCTTGTTAGGATACAAAAATTCTGGCTTGATCATTGCTCTCCAATTAACAGATCCGTCTTCATTGAAAATGTAATCTACTGAAGTCAAAAGGCCAAGCTTATCCCGATGATACTTCTCCCAAGGCTTGAGCGTGACAACTTCTTCCACAGGCTCTGCCACTTCATTTTGCTCCGTTTGTTTTTTCATATATGTAGAAATGATGTAATTCTGCTAGTAAGTCTTCATTGTCTACTAAATTATTATTTTTGTCAAGCGAATTTCTTCCTTGCAAGAAATTATACTTGCAAGAGAACTGTTGGTTTTGTGATAAAATGACTTTGGAAGAGTAAAAGAATAAATTAGAAAAGTCTACTTCATCACCAAGCATCTTTTTGCTTGCTTTAAAATACAAATGCACATTAAAATCAAAATACTTTTCTCGTAGTACAGGCAAATCTTCTTCGTTTTCAGTCAAAATACACACTTCAATTTTTAAGCTTTCTAAATCGCGCAAATGAGTTTCGCTGATATTGCTGTCTTTGGTCAATAAATACGAAATCTTTTTAATTTTTTGAGCAAAGCGCTGACAGATCTGAGTGTTCAACTCGAATTGAGAAAAAATAGAAAAAGAATTCAAGTATTCGCACCACTTAAAGAAATATTCGGAATGACACCCAAAATCTGGACGCAAGAAAACATGCTTGTTTTTGATCTCTGGAATAGTAGAGTAAAAATCTGGAACAAGTTCAACGATTTGATTGTTATAGAAGTCTCCGATCAATTTTGTTTTCATGTGAATTTGATCGTTTATATTCAACTGATCAAATATTAGTTTGGAGATTTCTTCTGGATTGATCTTATTGATTGTGTCGTTAGGATCTTGCGCACTCAAGCACGGCTTTACTTTCCACGGAGCTTTGATGTTGGCTTGGTTCTTGCTCCAATATCCTTTGGAAACAGATTCATAAACA